AATCCTTTGTGGCCGGAGTTCTGGAGTATTGAGGAACTGTCTGCTCTAAGGGAGGAGTTGCCACCTGCTAAGTGGAATGCACAGTATCAGCAGAGTCCGACTGGCGAAGAGGGTGCGATTGTAAAGAGGGAGTGGTGGAAGAGATGGACGAAGGAGGATCCTCCTCCATGTCAGTTCATTATTCAGAGTTGGGACACGGCTTTTACGAAGAGTGAGAGGAGTGACTATTCTGCTTGTACGACATGGGGGGTTTTTTACTTGAATGAGAACCCGGAGGACGCGAACATTATTTTGCTCGATGCGTTTAAGAAGCGGATGGAGTTTCCTGAGTTGAAGGAGAAGGCTCACTCTAACTATATGTATTGGGAGCCGGATGCGTTTGTGATTGAAGCGAAGGCTGCGGGTAGTCCGTTGATCTTTGAGTTGAGACAGATGGGGATTGTGGTGAGTGAATACACGCCGAGCCGGGGGAATGACAAGTTCGTGCGGATAAATTCAGTTGCTGATTTGTTCAGTTCGGGTAAAGTGTGGGCTCCAGAGACAAGATGGGCTGATGAGTTGATAGAAGAGATGGCAGCTTTTCCGAACGCCCCGAATGATGACTTGGTGGACTCTTCTACGCAGGCATTGATAAGGTTTCGACAAGGTGGGTTTTTGAGGCTTGCATCCGATGAACGGGAAGAGATCAGAAACTTTCGCAGAAAACACGCTTACTACTGAGGTTTAAATGGACATTGCAAAATCACTTTATGCAGCACCGCAAGGGCTTGAGGCTTTAGAAGCACCTGATGTGGAGATTGAAATTGAAAATCCTGATGCTGTATCTATTGGGATTGGCGGGATGGAGATCACGCTTGAAGATGAATCAGAAGGGCGCGAGGGTGAGCAGTTTGACTCTAATCTAGCTGATTTCATGGAAGAGGGCGATCTGGAACTAGTTGGCTCCGAAATTGTAGAAATGGTTGAAGCTGACATCAACTCCCGTAAGGACTGGGTGGAGATGTTTGTTAAGGGTCTTGAAGTTTTGGGGATGAAGTATGAAGAGAGGACTGAGCCTTGGAACGGGGCTTGTGGCGTTTTCTCTACGATCCTGACTGAAGCGGCTGTGAGATTCCAATCAGAAATGATTGTGGAAACGTTTCCAGCAGCGGGGCCAGTGAAGACGGAAATCATTGGCGCTATTAATAAGATGAAGGAAGATGCGGCTGAGCGAGTTCGTACTGACATGAACTACCAGTTGACTGAGGCGATGCCTGAGTACCGACCAGAACATGAGCGTATGTTGTTCAATCTGGGACTAGCTGGCTCAGCTTTTAAGAAGGTCTACTTTGACCCTGCCTTGGGACGGCAAACAGCTATATATATACCTGCTGAGGATGTGATTATTCCTTATGGTTCCAGTGGCGCTAGGACAGCGGAGCGTGTTACTCATGTGATGCGTAAGACTAAGAACGACATCCGTAAATTGCAGGCGGCAGGTTTTTACCGCGATGTAGATTTAGGTGATCCTGTTGCTATTCATACTGATGTTGAGAAGAAAAAAGCCGAAGAGCAAGGTTACTCTTTGACTGACGATGACCGCTATCAAATTTATGAAGTGCAGATTGATTACGAATTGCCGGGTTATGAGGATAAAGATGAGATTGCTTTACCTTATATTGTGTCGATTGACGCTGGCACGGGTAAGGTTTTGTCTATCTATCGTAACTACGAAGAAGAAGACGTAGTTCGATTGAAAAGACAGCATATGGTTCAGTATGACTATGTGCCGGGATTTGGTGCTTATGGATTTGGTTACATCCATTTGATTGGTGGATATGCACGGGCTGGTACATCTTTGATTCGTCAGTTGATTGATGCTGGTACTTTGAGCAATTTGCCGGGTGGATTGAAGTCTCGCGGCTTGCGGGTGAAGGGTGATGACACACCTATTTCCCCCGGAGAGTTCAGAGATGTGGACGTACCTAGTGGGTCTATTAAAGACAACATCATGGCGCTGCCGTACAAAGAGCCTAGCCAAGTGTTGGCTGGTTTGCTGGACAAGATTACTGAAGAAGGACGTAGGTTGGGTTCTATTGCTGATATGAAGGTCAGTGATATGAGTGCCAATGCTCCTGTGGGAACTACGCTGGCTATCCTTGAGCGTCAGTTAAAAACTATGTCTGCTGTGCAGGCGCGTGTGCATTACTCGATGAAGCAGGAATTCAAAATCCTGAAGAACATCATTCGTGACTATGCGCCTAAAGAGTATGAGTACGACCCTGAGAATGGTGATCGTAAGGCCAAGCAAGAAGACTATGACATGGTGGAAGTTATTCCAGTGTCAGACCCTAACTCTGCGACTATGGCTCAGCGGATCATGCAGTATCAAGCTGTTATTCAGTTGGCTCAGCAGGCTCCACAGATTTATAACTTGCCTCAGTTGCACCGCCAAATGATTGAAGTCTTGGGTGTAAAGAACGCTGATAAGTTGGTTCCAACAAAGGACGATCAGCAGCCGCGAGATCCTATCAGCGAGAACATGGCTTTCTTGCGTGGCGAGCCTACAAAGGCGTTCATCTATCAAGACCAAGATGCTCATATTCAGGCGCACCAATCGTTCATGCAAGACCCGATGATTGCGGCGACCATTGGACAAAATCCTATGGCTCAGCAGATGCAAGCAGCGATCATGGCGCATATTGCAGAACACTTGGCATTCAAGTATCGCAAGGATGTCGAAGAGCAGGTAGGAGTTCCGTTGCCCAACCCAGATGCTGATTTGCCAGAGGATGTGGAAGTTCAGTTGTCTCGTTTGGTGGCGCAGGGTTCTCAGCAGTTGTTGCAGAAGAATTCAGCACAGGCGCAGGCTCAGCAGAATCAGCAGATGCAGCAAGATCCGCTGGTGCAGATTCAGCAAGCAGAGCTTCAGGTCAAGCAAGCCGAAGTTCAGCGCAAGACTCAGAAAGATCAGACCGATGCTCAGATTGCAATGCAGAAATTGCAGTTGGAGAAGGCGCGTATTGAGGGCGAGATTGCAAAAGAATCCAAGCGACTTCAGTCTCAGGAGTTGCAGGCCAAGGCTCGTATTGAAGCTGACATGACGTTGCGCCAGATTGAGGCGATGTCTAGACCACAAAAAGGTGAGTAATGGATCCAAAACTCGTTGAGATTTTGAACAAAAAAATCCAAGAACACATTAATCAACATTTAGGAGTGCTGAGTGATGGCGTAGCTAAAGACTACGCGCATTACAAGGAGCTGTGCGGAGCAATCCGGGGTCTGCAAACCGCACAGATGGAAGTAAATGACCTTGTGCGAAAACTAAAGGATGTTGATGATGACTGAGTTTGATGTTGAAGCTGTTGATTTGTCGGGTATTTTGAATACATCGGCAGAGGAAAAGGCAAAACAAATCCCAGATCCCGCCACATACCACCTTTTATGCGTCCTCCCAGACGTAGAAGAGGAGTATGAGAGTGGTCTTGTTAAGGCTGGGCAGACCATGCACTATGAAGAGTTACTGTCACCAGTGCTTTTTGTCGTGAAAATGGGGCCAGATGCCTTCAAGGATGAGAAGCGATTCCCGTCTGGTGCGTCTTGTAAGGTCGGAGACTTTGTGTTGGTTCGCGCCAACACTGGAACACGGCTGAAAATCCACGGAAAAGAGTTCAGAATCATCAATGATGACTCTGTTGAAGCTGTGGTTCAAGATCCTCGCGGCATCAAGCGAGCATAAGGGGGGAATATGGAAAAAACAGAGTACAAATTCCCTGACGAAATGGACACGAAGCCTGCAAAGGCAGCGGAAGAAGCTGACTTTAAGGTAGAAATCGAAGCTGACGGCGGCACAGAGATCGAAGTGGTCGATGACACGCCAAAAGCCAAGAAAAAGATGGAAGATGCCCCGAAAGAGGCGGATGACGAAGAGCTAAGTCAGTACGGCGAGAAGGTTCGGCGCAGAATTCAGCACTTGCAAAAGGGCTACCACGAAGAAAAGCGCAAAACTGAGCAGGCCGTAAAGGAACGCGAAGAGGCTATCCGTGCGGCACAGGCCATTGTTGAGGAAAACAAGAAGCTGAAGGGTTCGCTGAATCAAGGCCAGACGGCTTTGCTGGAGCAGGCCAAGAAAACTGTTGCTTCCGAGATGGAAGAGGCTCGCCGTAAGTATAAGGAAGCCTATGAAGCAGGCGATTCTGAGGCGCTGGTGGATGCTCAAGAGAATTTAACCGCAACCAAGATCAAACTTGACCGGGTAAACAATTTCAAGCCTACCCCTTTACAAGAAGACGAAACTCCTGTAACAATACCCCAAGTTTCAACTCCAGCCGTTGATGTGAAAGCAGAAAAGTGGCGAGAGAAGAACGAATGGTTTGGCCCTGACGATGAAATGACCAGTTTTGCGCTTGGACTCCACAACAAGCTGGTTAAAAATGGAGTAGATCCGGGCTCAGATGACTACTACGAGAAGATTGATTCTCGTATGCGCCAAGTATTCCCAGATGCCTTCGATTCTGAGGAATCCGCCGAAGAGCCTGAAAAGGTTGAGAAGCGCACAAAATCGAATGTGGTTGCGCCAGCAACGAGAAGCTCCTCCCCTAAAAAGGTAGTGCTAACTCAAACCCAAGTAAATATCGCCAAACGTCTGGGCGTTCCTTTGGAACTCTATGCGCGTAAGGTTGCGGAACAAATGAGGACATGAAAATGACAGAAGCTATTCAAAAGCGCGATAAGCGTGAAACAGAAAACCGTGCAGCAGCAGAGCGTCCCCGTAAATGGGCTCCTCCCCAACTTCTGCCTGATCCTCATCCAGAGGAAGGGTATGCGTTCCGTTGGATTCGCCTGTCAACACTCGGTGCAGCCGATGCCATGAATATTTCCTCAAAACTTCGTGAAGGCTGGGAACCAGTCAAAGCTTCGGAACACCCCGAGGTTGTCATCATGAGTGGTCAAGCTAACCGCTTTCCAGACAGCATCGAAATTGGTGGATTGTTGCTTTGTAAGACCCCAGTTGAATTTACTCAGGATCGTGATGCGTATTTTGCTAAACAAGCGGATGCACAGATGGCCTCAGTAGATAACACTTTTATGCGCGAGAACGATCCTCGGATGCCTATGTTCAAAGAACGTAGTTCTAAGGTGACTTTTGGCAAAGGTCTTTAATTTTTTTGGAGCTTAAAACATGGCTTACCCCACTGTCTCAGCACCCTACGGTCTAAAGCCAATCAATTCTATTGATGGCAAGCCCTACGCAGGTGCTTTTCGGCAGATTCCCGTTGCTGCTTCTTTTGGTACTGCTATCTTCTTTGGAGATACAGTTCAAATTGATTCTGACGGCTATCTGATTAAATCAACTTCTACCAATGCTGGCACTATTGTTGGCGTTTGCGTAGGCGGTCAGTATGTCAACTCCAGCGGTCAAACCGTTGAAGGTCAGTACATTCCTGCATCCGTATCAACTTCAACCAACTATGCTTATGCGTATGTTGTGGATGACCAGCAAGCACTTTTCAAAGTTGCTGTTGTGTCCTCTGGAACAACCATGAGTTCCGCTGGTCGTACCGTAGTCGGCACTAACTTGGCCTTGGTTCTCAACGCTGGCAGCACTACCACTGGTAACTCTGCTTTCGCTGTGACTTTGACAGGTGCTGGTACTACAGCGACTATTCCAATCCGTGTGATAGATGTTGTGCCTGAAACCGCTACTGCGGCTGACACTTACGTTGAACTGTTGGTGAAAATCAACGCTCACCAGTACAACAACACCACTGGTGTTTAAGGAGTAAGAAATGGCTATTTCACGCGCACAACTACTCAAAGAACTGCTCCCCGGCTTGAACGCTTTGTTCGGTTTGGAGTACGCTAAGTATGGCGAGGAACATAAAGAGATTTATGAAACCGAGACTTCTGAGCGTTCGTTCGAAGAAGAAACCAAGCTGTCTGGCTTCAGTGCCGCA